CCTTGGTCTCTCCGTCTACCTCGGCCTCGTAGGCCGGTTCGCCGTCAAAATACGCTTTTGTGTCCACCGGCGTCTCTTCAGGTGCAAGCGGGAGAAGCCCCGCAGACTCGGACGCCGGTGGGCGTTGCTGCTTTAGGCCCATCGCCTTGGTCATCGAGAATGTCGATGCTGTGTTACTCGGGATGGGAACGACCGCTATCTCAACGAGTTCGATCTTGTCCCATACCCAGGTCTTCGTCTCCTCGTCGACGTGCCCGAACTCGGGCGTGTAATCACCGTTGAAGCCAACGGAGAATGTCTTGAGCAGCCCTTGGTCAATGGCGGCCCAGGTCTCTTCGGCCTGCGGGATGGTGTGCGCGATCTGCACCTTGACGCGGAGACCATCTTCGGAGACCTCAGATTCGAGGGTCTTCCCGATGGGCGTATCCCACCAGGCGTGCGCCCAGGTGATGACCGGGTTTTCCATGTAGCCCTTCAGCCCAAGCGCGAAGGCCTCCGGCCGGATGACCTCGTCGTCGCGGTCCATACTCGGCGTAGACGCGAGACCTTCGATGATCCGATTATCAGGGTCGCCGCCAGTCTGCTTGAAGACCATGGCCTTGACGTGCTGGAAAGCGGGCGCCCCTTCACGCGTCGTGTACTCGTCGGTCGTGGGCATCGCGAGTCCTGGCATGATGTAGCTCCTTGCTCCTAGTCCTCAAACACGGGCACTGTCGTACAGCGGCAGTTGGCGATGTCGCCAATATCCATGGCGGAGTCGAACGGGCCGTCGACCATTATGGACCCGCCGTCGACTGTCTCGAAGTCGAACTGCTCGCCGGCCTTGGCGATCTGACCATCCATATCTGCGTGATTGTGTCGGGTGTTTTCATCGAGTACGGCAAGCCACTCCTGCGAGGCGCCCGCTTGCGCGTAGGCTTCCTGGGCGGCCTGGTTCATCACGGTTCCGGTCTCGGTGCGGGCGACCGTCAGCGCGTGCTTCTCCTTGCCGTCCTTGGCGAACCGCTTCACGCGGTCAGTGAGTCGCTTGATCGTCTCACCCTCGGCGATGCCAGTGTCAAGCGCCAACCGAGCAGCGACCTGCATCGTGTCGCCCACGGATGTCATCATATCGAGCCGCTGCTTCAGGAGAGCCAGCGCCCGAGGGTTTTGGATGTCGAATGAGATGCCAGCCCCGACCGGGAAGCCCTCGCCTGCCTTGCGGCCTTTGCGTGAGCGCGTCTCTCCCTCGCGGCGCGGGTCGTCTGTCTCCGGCACGAGTAGCCCGGCATTATCGAGAGCCGTTACTCCGCCGAGTTCGTAGGCGTGCCACAGGGCCGGTTCGATGAGCTCGCGCAGCGTCTCAGCGGCGAGTGCCGATGGGAAGAGCATCTCGTTCGGATCGGGTATGCGGACACCTTGCGGATCGAGCGCGTCGCGGTTGGCCTCTATCTTCTCGATCATCACCTCGGTCATGTCATCCCATGCGGGCGCGATGGCCCTCTGCATCCGGCGCTCTTCCGAGTCCCGCTGATTGTCGAAGTTCTGGGCTGCCTTGATACGAGCCTCGGCGCCCAACCTGCGGATGCCCTTGCGCTTGGCGCGTGTCGCCCCTGCGGAGAGTTCCTGACCTTCTGGGGTATCGTCAGCGGGCGCCTCAAAGGAGTCCACCTCGGCGGCTCCTGGGCCTGCTATGACGCCTGTGCTGAATGGCCCGTACCAGTTGTCTCCCCAATCAGTTGACTCGCGGTGGAGGTAGGTCTCGCGGTACTCGTTGCCGAGAAGCACGCCGGCCGTCAACTCCTGGAGACCGATGGCCCTGTCTGGCTGCAGCGCCTCAATCCCAGTGAAGTCTCCGATGATCCGAAGGTCCTTGCCGTCGTCAAACTGCGGCACGAGCTGCTCATTCATCGCGGCGAGGATACGGTTGACCATCGGTCGCGCCGTGTGAACCCAGAGCATCCGCTCCTGCTCCACAACGTTGGCATAGTTGGCGTACTCAAAGAGCCCGACTGTCGCGGGTGGCGTGCCGAATGCCGAGCAGATCACCTCGCGGAGGTAGCGAGGCATGGCCGTTACTACCACGTCATCTACCTTGCTGCCGATCTCCACGAACTCCATGTCTTTGCCGACGATGGGGGGCTTGCCGCCGGAGCCCTTGCCGGTCACTCGGTTCCACCACGAGGAGAGGCGCTGCTTCTGGTCTTCGCTGAGTTCGTCGTCGGCCTTGATGATCCCGACAGGCACTCCGCCGTTGGCGAGGAACCCGGAGTTGAACTGGTTTAACGCAGTGAACTGGTTGATCTCAGACTCAATGGCCGTGACCACGCCCATCCCAAAGAAGGGGTCGCGCGGGTTGAATAGCTTGGAGTGGATGATGTCTTCGACGGGGTACGGAATGGCTGGCTTGTCGGAGTCCGGCTTGTATGAGTAGCCCGCGACAAAGGGCGGCGCGGGAATCTGGTTTACGGTCATCTTATCGGCGGGAAGCTGGAAGAGCCGCATGGGAGGGCCGGTCTTACTCGCCCGGCCGATCAGCCAGTAGCTGTTTCCGTGAAGCTGCAGCCAGGTGCTTGTACTCTCCTTGAGCATGAAAGCATCGGCGCGGCTGTTGACTTCATCGATGAGGGTTTGGAGGGGATGGGTCGGCGCGGGTTCCCAGGTGCCGTCTGGCAGCCGCTTCTCCACGACCCACGGGACCTCTGCGATGGTACCGGCCACGCGGGAAGCGCAGGTGTGCACCCAGGCGTTGATCTCATAGGCGAGGGCCGCGTTGGCGCTAACCGAGGTGGGGCCTGTGGTGGCGGTGCTGCCAAAGAGGTCGCCCACCAGCATCCCAATAGACGCGGGCCTTGGCGCAGCGTCATCCGCTGCGGCCTTGGAGACGAGCCATCGGGCAAACGTCCGGCCGAGTCCCATGGGCACCTCTGTCTCGGGATTTCTTCGGCGGGACTGTAGTGGAAGAGGCCGAACGTGTCAAGGGGGGAGACGCGAAGAAGCCCCCGGCGGGTGCCGAGGGCTCTCTCATTCTCTGGCTGCGGGTGACGCTACAGTTCGATGTCCTGCGCGTTTGCCATGTGTTCAGCCGTGAGAGCCCGGACTGTGAATTGCAACTCTGGCCTACCAGTGCGCACTAGCGTGGTCTCTCCGTTTACATCCTTGAGGAGCATGTCTCCACCGGAAATCCACTCCAGCCGGTCGATGGTGCCGACTGGCCTTCCGTCCTTGTCGAATACGTGTGCAATCATCTCGCGCCTTCCTCCTGGTTGATTGTCTTCGGCCGCTCAGTCATCGCTTCCCCCTCGCCTCGTGCGCCTCCCGGATCAACTGCCTCAGCACCAGGCTGCGCGTCTCGCCTCGGGCTTTGCAGAGCGCGTCAAGCATCCGGTCGGCCTCCTTCGTGAGGCTCACTCCGCGCTTGATGTAGCGGCTACTCTTCTTGGGCATCGGAGGGCTTCCCTTCGAGGGCGTCGGCGAGTACGAGGAGAAATTTGATATAACTCCCGCCGCACGAATAGTTGCCGCTCTCGATCATGGCGTCTACCGCAAACCTGAGCGCTGTCGCGTGACTTTGCGCCGGGGTCTTCAGCAGACGAGCTATCGACTCCGGTAGCACCACGGCCCCCTCAAGCTGCCCTTCCAGTTCGCGGATGCGATCCAGCGCTTCTCTGAATTGGACGTGCTGGATGGCCTGCTCGGTCGCAAACGCGGTAGTCACATTCGCG